TCTCAAACTGCCATAACAGGACTTACAACGAGATATTCTTGCACCAAGTTTCAGTTTTCCATTATGTTTTGCTTTTACCGACAGCCACACTCAAAAAGCAAAGAAAATAGTGTGACACCTCGAACACCCCCCTGCAACCACAATCGCTAGAAGTCTACAGGAGAGCTAACACGCTGCCTCAAAGCACTGTATAGTTCCATGGCGCTATGCGCCACGAAACAGCAGTGACAGTAGTCGCAGACGTAAGAGTTGGGGCGACAGTCTGACCAACACTGGCACGAACAAGGATAGTTGCAACGGTATTAACTGCCGCGGCGTCAACAGCAGAAGACGCAGCAGCAATTGTAGACGTCGCAGTACCACCAACAGCATTGACATCTGTCAACACAGTGCCGGTAATGCCAATATCCATCAGATAATCGCCCGCAATCGCGCAGGTCAAAGTCGACGCACTTGTCAGCGTCCACATCGGGATGGAACCCGTTGCGTTCGCAGCGTCGCTTCCAACGAGCGCAGATGCGCTCATACCAGCAGTGGCGGCAATTCTCTGGCAAAGAATAGGCGCCTCCTGTGGCTCATCGAGCTCAACTTCATAGTCTACGAACAACAAACCCAAACCATTCGTCGATGTTCCCGACGCAGCAAGAATGAACTGACCCATGTCATAAGTCTTCTGATCGGCACCGGTAGGCACACCACCAAGACGAGTGTAAAGCCATCCGATCTTCACCAACTCAGCTTGTGGAACCTCCAACCGCACCTTCTCATAAGGACTAAAAATAGAATTGACATGGTTCTGAGCAAGAGCTTGCATAGTCACGGGCGCCGAATCGAGCGCATCAAAATCAACCATCATAGCAAGATTGCCACCAGCGTTCGTAGCATCTGCTGGGCCGACTGAGTTCTCGTACTCAAACGCGAGACGTCTGAAACGATACTTCTCAAATTGACGTGCTTCCTTCGACGTCCACAGGAACATTTGAGCCAAACCAGGATTGATCGGCAGCTGAATCACCGAAGCGAACGCTGACGAACCAGTCACAGTCTGAATCAGTTCACGCCGCCGACACACTCGTAGTGTCGAATCACGGCGCGCACCCCCGCTAATCGCACCAGCCATCGTAATGGGCTGCGCTACACTAGCGTTGGAATTCATGCCACCGGCTCGCTGTCGAGCTCGCCGAGTGACCTTATACATCTGGCCAGTAGGAGCAGTTTGAACTGCTACACGCGGCATCGCACCAGCTCGTGCGGCGCGGCGCCGTTTCGCTTTCTTAGACTGCCCCTGACCTGGTGGTCTCTGTTGTCCTTTTCCTTTCACCATCTTAATGAATCTTTTGGCCGGCTCTTGCTTACGCGACCGACCATTATTCTAAACCAAGATGGAGATAACGCAGTTTCCGATCACTCAGCATCACCCGAGTGCGTACTTCCGCAAGGAAGGGATACCGATCCACCAGCCAGTCAATGTAGGACTTGACTAGAGTCTTTTCATCAACTGTCCATAACTCATGATAGATAGCCACGGCACGTATCAAACGATATGTCGGCTCAGCATCACGCGTAAAACCAAGCGCACACAGAAATTTCTGGACGCGAGGAACACGACAATAAATGCCTTCAACCTTCTTCGTAAACGCACCGCAGTATTCAATATCTTCAACACGAGCGCTCACGTGCACCTGCTTAATCTTAACACCAACGATAGCGAAAGTTTGCACCAACACCTCGACGGTAAATTTCAGCCGTGCTTCGGGAGCAATAGACAGCCACGAATCATCTCCACAAAGCCAAGCACGAACAGCCATCTCAAAATCACCACGGGAGGAATCCGGAAAAACTCGAATCCAAGCAGCCGCAATAATCATAAAGTTGACCATCGTATTCAAGAAAAGAGTGAGGAACCACCCACTAGGATTTCCTGTATGCTTCCATAACACATCTCCTCGACCTGTCACAATGAAAGCATCAAGAGCCATCGCAAATAAGTCCTCCAATTCTCTCGCCCGGCCAGGGCAGTACTTCTGAACGTTCTTGCAGACCAACGATATGAGAACGCGGCACATAGACATGTCCCACATCTCACCATCTAGGCCCACATACCAGTTGAAGACAAGCTTTGATACCATCTCATGCCATCCACCATGCTGGAATTCACGTCCTGCACTGCACCAAGTCCCACGGTCCTTCATCAATTTCTCATGCATAGCGCCGCAGTACATCAACATCGCAATGTGATGTTCCACGGGACACGTCATGAACAACCGCGTCCGTCCTTCCGCGACTTTAGTTGCTTTCAGGATCTCATCCTTCAAAGATAATGCAAAGAAGCAGCTACTTACGTTACTACTTCCGAGCTTCGCCACCCACTCACGAATCTGATCGCAACAGGCAGTACACTCCAATACATCCTTCTTTGTCCGATGCTCCTGGTTCCACGGAAAACCGGGACTCGACTCGGCTGCATCCGTACTTAACAAATACAGTTTAGCTTGATCAAAATCCCATTCTTCGCAGCCCTCGCAAATCGCGAAATGCTCATAAGCCCATTCTGCGGCTTTTAGCAGGCACGCGGCCGTCCCATCATCAATGTCCGGCTGCGCTCGATCGTAATCACTCAGTCTAATCCTCTCAATAGCGGGTGACTTACCGGCCGGCAGATACTGAAGGTTTCCTTTCTGAACCTCTTGGTCTCGAAATTCATACCACTCAGGATCTACAACCCAGTCACTTTTGTAGTTTGTCCAACGCTGCACCTGCCCGACGAACTCAATGTTCGTCAGCGGAGCCCCTCGTTGCTCACCATCGCAGTCCGGTAGTGGTAACCACCAACCGCGACAGCCGAGCAGGGGCCCTAACAGTTTAAAGCGTCAAACTCACAAAAGGTACCGAAGTTAATTTTCATTCCCTTCACAGCACCACAGTGAGTAGCTACAACCTTTCCATTTTGAAGGTA